GCACCGGGACTTGTAGTTAATTGAAGTCCGTTATATCCTGACTGATAGTAACTATTGTCCGGCCGTGGTTCGCGCACTGCCTGCGGATCATTCACCGGGTATAAGCCCAATGACAACTGAGGCTGATCTGGCTCCCAACAGGTATTGCACACCTTAATACTAACTTGCTTCGTCTTAATCGTCAGCTTTCTTAGCTCTTTCAGCTTATATCTAAAGCCGCACCGATCACACTCAGCAATTGAGTATTTACCTGATGCGTATGGCGTTGTCATTAAATAGCACCGCCACCAATAAAGGCCATGCGCGGCACCAAGCGCAAGGTAGCTTTCTCATGGTCTTCGCCTGCTGCTAGGTTGAACTGTTCGTCGTAGATCGCCTTGAGCATATCCATACGGCCTTGCAGCTCTGGTTGTTTCATGGCTATGTAGTAGGCCAGGCCAGCAGCAATGCACGGCAAGAACCTGAAGTTCATGTCGGAGGTGTTACTTCCATCGCCAGCATCCTGGACGCGACGCAGCCGGTAGTAGACAAACTGGTATGGCTGAGATCCATCTGGGGTTGGCCAGACGGTAATGGCGGGCAACTGCGGAACGCTAACCGCATCTCCTACGGTATGAGACGTTGCCGTCGTGTTGTTCTGCCCACGGAAAACACCACCAAGGGTATTCCCTGATATGTAGGTGTAGTAAATATCCTCGGACCCAATTCGCACAAATCCAGATCCAGCAAGCCCATCCAACTGGAACAATGTTACAGTTGTGTCAGTAGCAGAGATTGATGCACCCAGGGTTGCGGTGGTTGGATTTGTCTGCCCGGACAGGCGCTGTATCCAAACTTGGATGGGGCGACCTTGGATGAGCTTATTGGGAATTGTTGCGTACGTTGAAACGCTGATCCGAGTGATACTCAGGTCGGCCTGGGTGGACGATACGTTAGGCTGGGTCCGGATGACGTGGTCGAGCAAATCAATCGTATCCAGGGGCAGTGCGTACGTGTTGAGTCCTTGGGTAAGGGCAATGGTGCCAGTCTCAATTGTCCACATGTTGAGGCCGCGATTTGCCCACTCTATGGTCATCAGGTTCATGGATCTGCGCGCGGTGCGCAAGTCGTAGCCAGACCTCATCTCACGCCCAGCGCGCTCCCAGGCTTCCTCAGCAAGTTCGGAGAACTCAAGATTAAAAGCCGTGGAGCCTGATGTTGTCATTTCTTAGCCGTCTTTGCAGAGTTGATAAACGCTTGGCTGGTTGGCGCACCCTTGCTTCCAACCTTGCGCATTTTTTCGCCAGAGCCAGCGGCAATCCGCTTTTTCTTTGCGTTAATGTTGGCATATAAGCCCACCGCCCCACCTTCAGCGTACTGGGTGAAGTCAGTGTCATCGCGACGGGCTTTCTTAACACCCTTTGGCATCTTGGAGGGGGAGATGTCCCCCATACCGCGACTAGCTCTCATATCAACACATCTTTCCACGGGTTTTGCCGCGCTGAGCAATGCCATCTGCGCGACTGGATGCGGAGCCGCCCTTAGCCATTTTCACAGGCTCATCAACCGGGACGCTATCCGGGTATACCGGAGGCTTGGTCTTGGCTTTTGGCTTTGGTTTAACCGGCTCATCGACCGGCATGTCCTTGGGGTATTTGACGTTGGCCATTAGCACATCCCGCCTTTTTTCATTGCAATGTTCTTGCCCTTGGTCTTGCCTTTAGTAGCAATGCCATCAGCACTCTTGTGGCCAGCAGCCAAACCGCCGCCCGCCATCTTTTTGGCCATGCCGCCTTTTGCCATCTTACCTTTGCCGTCAGCAGCAAAGCTAGGAACCATTTTGCCGCCCTTGTTGACCATAGACATGCCGCCATCTGCGTAACCGCCCATATTCATCTTTTTCATATCGCCACCTTTAGAGAATTTACGGCCTTTATCGGCCTCGTTAAAGTCCTGCCCCACGGACCGTGGGACTCCTACTTTCTTGGCAAAAGCAGGGCTATTGGCCACAGCCGCCATGAAATTGTGTTGCTTTTTACTCGTCGACGGCATCGGGTTTCTTCCAGCGAATGATCTCCACGAAGGGCTTGCCCGTAACCATCTCTGCAATTCGCATCAACGTCCACACCACGCTAAGCCCTGCGGCCAGCGCAGGCAGTAGTTCCACAAAAGCTCCTAGGGCTGTAGCTATAGACACCCAGTCAAGAATGTGCTTTACGGTGTCATGGTGCTCGGTCATATCAGCAGTTCCAAGCCTTAAGGCTTTTGTTGATACGCGAATTCGGGTCTTTGGCGGTTTTCTCGGAGGTGTTCTTCTTTTTCATACCCGTCATCCGGGCGCAAAAAGAGTCGCGCCTGCTGCCGCCTTCCGGCTGGGGAGGCTTCAAGTTCATGCCTTGTTTTTTGGCAGAGGCTCGTCCCTTGGCGTTCAAGCCGCCCTCGGGGTTCTTGCCTTCCTTGCGCGTCCATGCTGGTGTCTTCTTCGTGGCCATTACGCCTGCCCATTGTTGCTGATGAGGACGCCTTCAAAAATTGTTCCGATGCCTAACCCAGCACCGCTGGACTTGAACTGAAATTGCACATCAGTTTTTTCAACAAACTTAAGCGGGTATTGCGCGGCAAACTCAAAGGTGTTCAGGAACGGGGCCTGTGAAACTATGTATTTTGTACCAGCAGGGGACAGAGTTTGCGCCCGAAACGTAGCGTATACACCGGAAGTTACCGATGTCGAAGACCAAGCACCGACGTGGGTTCCGTACAGGGTGTATCCCGCAGGTACGGTGTACACCGACATGTTGCTCTGACCGGTATCAACCGCGATCTGGCCGTACGTCACGCCACCATTTTTGGCGGTAATGACCCCAACGGGGTTAGCGCTGTCCGGCAGGACATCAAGCTGGTTTACCCGGAAGAACAGGGTAGTCGTGACAACAGGGGTTGTGCCAGTCAACGTAACGGTTTCATTGACGGGAACGTAGTTGATGTCAAGGCCATAAATGATGATTTGGACCGTTGTATCAGACGCTGACGTGCTGACGATGCTCATTGCCACAGCGGATGCTGGATACGTGTAGGCCGCAGTATTTTCCCACGCGGGAATAAACGCCGCATTGGTAATGCTGGCACTGTAGCCAAACAAAAATACCGACTGGTGCCCGGTAATCTGCCCACGACCTACTTGCAGGTCAAAAGGCTCATTGCGACCCGTACGTGTGACCGAAGAAACAACTGACGTTGCCATAACCCATCTCCTAGAAATGCGGGGCCGAAGCCCCTGAGATCAATTACTGCTGGTTAGCCGGTTGTGCTTGGTTGCCGCTGGCGTCGCGCACTGCGTAGCTGATGATGACCGTGGCCGCGCCAGTAGTCAGGCCTGCTCCAGCCAAGGTGTAGGTCACCAGCACGTCGGTAGCGCCGACGTTCAGCCACAGCGCTGGAGTCGTAGCGTTTGCGGTCAGCGAGATGCCGCCCACGTCAGTAATCGTGCCGGTCGTGGTGAAGTCCACTGCACCGATGCTCAGTTTGGCCGTGGTGGCTGCGCTGAAGACGGTGGTGGTGACGATGGCGATGCTGGTTACTTGGGCGCCTGCCGGAATTGCGAAGGCCGTGCCTGTCAGTGTGCCGAACACTACGTCTTTGCTTTGCGACACGACGGTGCAGCCAGTGTTGCGAGTAGTGGCAGCAGTTGCGCCGGTGGTGTTTTTAACAGTGCCGAGCAGCCAAGGGCCGAGGTGAGTTGCGAATCCCATGATGTGTTCCTTACATACAAGCTAAGTGCGTCAATCGGTATGTCGTCTGCTGGGGCAGTTTGGCGCACTGGAAGTCCCAGATGGCCTCAATATAGCACAGTAGTTTGGCGCGTGCAATAAGGTGTTGGTGGGGCATACAGGTATCGAACCTGTCCAGCACATAGGCCTCGGTTTTACAGACCGCTTTGCGTCCTTAGCAAAATACTGCCCCCTTGTGCGAGGGGATCAATATCGAGAATTGGTCTGTGCGGTAGGGATCGAACCTACGACCTCGTGTGCCCAAGACACGCGCGCTACCACTGCGCTACGCACAGAGATAGTCGGTGGGGGGAGGTCTTTGGATTTCATGATGGACGGAGTATAGCAGGCGTTGGTGGCTCACATAAAGCAGTGTCCATTAAAGTCAGCAAACGCCGGAGCTAAACCGACGCACCACCAACAGGAGCAGCATACAACACATGTTCCCGAAGTGTGTTTCGGGAACATAAAAAAAGGCACCCGAAGGTGCCTTTCTCAAAGCTCTAAAGCTTATGCCGAACCAGGAGAACCAAACATTCCCAATGGATCAGACCAACCGAACGAATAACGCTCGCGAGACTTGTAACGGACGTTACCAGTATCAAAGTCGCCATCCATGCTGTTGGACAAAGGTGCGCGGATGAAGTGCTTCATACCGTTGGGCACGTCGGTCGTCAGGTACCAGCCGTTTGTGTCGGTGAGGTAGTGATTGACGACGTAGCCTTCGGGGATCGAACCATTGTTCTTGATCGCGTTGATGTCGTTGTCGGTAGTGCCAACACGCAGGCTGGTCTCCAACAAACGAGTGGCAACGAATTGCAAAGACGGGGGAACGATCAGCTTCTTTGGCTTGGCTGCGATCAGCAAACCGCGCTCATCGGTCCAACCGGCAATTTGAATGACGGCGGCTTCCAGGGAAGTCTCGTTCAAGTCAGCGCCAGTTGTAGGACGATTGCTGTTGGTGCCACCGGAAATCAGCGGGTGAGCCGTAGAGAACAAAGGCACGCCATCGCCACCGTAATAAGCGGAGGAATTGGTGAAACCATTGTTGATGGTCGAAGCAGCTTTCACCTGTTTGGTGTACGCCATACCGCGAGCCAGGGCCTTGGTGTAACGAGCGGACAAGCTGTCATACAGGTTGTCTTCGATTGCCTCTTCCGTCAGGGAGAAGCCCAGGGCGATGGTTTCGTGGTTGTAGCGAGCGGTCCATGCCTCTTGTGCATTGTCATAAGCGATGGCAGAGCCCTCGTTCTTGACTGGTGCAGCAGAGAAGCCGGAAAGCTTGGTCTCTTCTTCAAAAGAACGCTCTGAGGTCTCGGTTTCGTAGATCTCTTTGTGCTCTTCTTGATAGGTCGCATACTCCAAACCAAACAAAGCGTTCAGTCCGGGGAGCAATTCCTTGAGCAGTTGTGCGCGTGAAATGGCCATGATTTACTCCTTAAACACCAGTGGTGCTGTTGTACTGGTGGGTGTTGATCTTGACGATCAGCTCGACATACGCGTCGGCACCGGTAGCTGTTGCGGGAACAACGTCAATCACTCGGATTGGCAATGTGGCGGTTGTGTTTGTGCTGGTAGACAACACTGCTACAGCCGAATCGCCCGTAGTGGTGTTACCTGAGTTTTGAACCAACGACATGTTGGAGCCAACCACACTGCGGCTTACGCTTGCAATGACGGTAGTGCCCGACACGACTGCCACCTGGAAGGCGGCCATTGGATCATCAACAACGTATGCAACCATGTTGGTTTGGCCAGCAGGCGCATATTGCGACTGAACTGGTTGGCCAGCAGCGTTGGTATACGAGCAACCAACAAACACGCCGCAGGGGGTAGCGGCAGTGGTGCCAGTGTCTTTGTTTACATAGCCATCAACAATGAGGACGGTGTCACCAAAGAACGTGGCGGTGTAGCCAGAAGCCATAGGGATCTGGCGAATTGCTCCGGCGTAAGGCATGCCATCAATACGATTGATAGGCTTGAGGCCGTACGGAGCGCTTACTGTGGGATAAGCCATAATTAAACTCCAAAAAAATTAAACACCTTTGCCAAAGCTGGTCGAGGATTTCCGCTCTTTAAACATCGGCATCCTTGGGTCGCTTTGACGCATCATGGTATTGTCCACAGCGTCCATTTGAGCTTGTGCTTGCTTGGAAAAATATTCGTCGCGTTGTTTCACAAATTCGCTTGGCGTCTTGCAGAGCAATAGTCCGCCGATCTCAATGTTGTCTTTGTATCGACTCGATGGATCGACCATTAGCTGAAACTTCGGTTGCTCCTCAATTCCAACAGGCTCCCAACCTTCCCGTAATTTTCCGGAAACATTGCGGGGGTCTGCTGCATTCAAGGTAGATACCCGAACCCATCTGTACTCGTAGCCAGGTTG